CGTCAGCGGTTGCGCCGACCGGCATGTTCAGCAGCCAGCGCAGTTGTTCCAGGAGTTCTTCCATATTGGGAGCCTCGGTAGGTGGGACAGTGGAAAGCGCCGCGTGCGCGGCAGGATCGATCGCGCCGGACATTGCCGAGCACGCAGCGGTGAGCTGCACCTCGTCGAGACAGTCGAGCGCGGGGTCGTTGGTCAGTGCCGCGTTGAAGAGCGCGATCACGTTGCCCGCCTTATCGAAGGCGAACACAGGAGAGATGTAGGCGTATTCGTCCGCGTCGATCATCGCGGACGCGCGGGCGGTCCATTGGACGTCGGTCGCGTACAGGCCGTCGCCTTCGCGCCATTCCAGCGTCTTGAACCAAGCGGCGGCCGGCGCGGGTTGGCCGTTCTTCGCCGAATTGAGCGTCTGGTGCTCGTAATCGATCACATAGCGGGTCTGCCGGGCGTTTGCCGCCGCGATCAGACGTTCCGCGCCGGCCGCGTCGAGCCGCCACGCGGCGCATTCGGTCGGTCGGCCGTCACGTGCACGGAAGTCGCCCGCCGGCAGCAGCTTGAGTGCCGTGCCGGTCGACTGGATTTGCGCGGAAAGCGCCGCGATGAAGAAGATAGCCATGCCGCCATGTTGGCGACCGGCCGGGGGAAAAATAACGGGACCGGTGTCACTGGGAACACACCGGTTGACTCGTGCGGGGGGAGTGGTGGGACGTGAATGCCGCTAGGACCGATTTTAACGGGGGTTTAACGGCCCTCACGCCCCCATCTGGCTATCTGCGCCTATCCGGCCCCTGAAAACCGCTCAAATCGGGCGAGCGGATTACTGATCGAACAGGCGGCGCAGGTAGGCGGTGACCTCTGACTCGATCCCGATATTGTCGGACTCGGTCAGCGCAAAGAACGGCCGCGCCGGAATCTTGATCGTCCAGCCCTGGCTGCGGGTCCACTTCACGATCTTGACCCGCTTGTGGCTGTTCTTCGCGAATACGGCCAGGTGCGGATGGTCCGCCTGGCGCATGATCATGCCATTGCGATCCTTGCGCAATCTAACGTAGCCGGACATGGGATGACGTTGGATGGTGCCGCCGAACTGGTGAATCGCCGCGTATACAACGTTAGTGCCGACACGGGCCGTGGTCGCGTCATGTGCTGGCGTGATGCTGGATGCGAGTCGGCCCGAGCGTTGCAGGATTTTGCCGGTGCCAGCCTCTTCGCGACGGCGCTTGAGCGTCTTCGGACTCAGGCCGAGCCATTTCGGCCGGCCTTGTTGCGCGAAGTTCTCTTCGACCGCGTCGGCCATCAGCCCGGAAATCAGCGCCGTCACGGGCGACGCGTCCTGCATCAGCGCCCGCACGCGCTCCATGGTCGCCGCGTACCGGGAGTCGTCGATCTCGATTTCGATGATCATGGGCTATACTCCATCTATACCGATTGCAGTCGCACAAGCTCCCGACTGACGCGACCAAAGGAACTGCACGGTGGCCCGCGACGAGTCGGCGTCGCGGGCCTTTCTATTTGCGGTACGCCAGAAAGCCGTCACGCTGCTTCTCTATATAGCGACGGCGCGCTTCCTCGCCGCGCTCGATGTTCGCCATCATGGCCGTCGACCCGGTCCAGTTGTCCTGCCCCAGCTCGAACACGCTCAAACCGTACTGCGCGCCGTCCTGGCCATCGATCAACCAGGACTTGATGTAGCGCCGCTTGAGCAGCCACGTGCCAGGCTGCGCGCGGCTCTCTTCCCACCGCAGCCATATCTCGTCGGGTTCCTGGATCGCCCGGGCGAGCAGCGACATATACGCACCGCGCCCATCCTTGTCCGCCTTCCAGCTCCCGTCGCCGGCCCGAAACAGATCCTCCGAAACGGTGACCGCCGAACGCGTGACGTCTTCGAACACCTTCGACTGGCCCGCCTTCAGGCCGAACTCCCGAAGGAACGCCTGCGCATACTGTTCCGGAGCGAGACCGGTTGGAAGCAGCGTCGACGCCGGCACCGGGGTCGGCGTCGGCAACGTCGGTAGCTCGACACCGGTCGGGAAGGTACGCGGCAAGCTGTCGGACGGCGGCGGCGTGAATGGCTTCATCCACTGCGCGCCCGGGTTCGAGCTGAAGCCCGGGTCCGGCAGCAGCTTCTGCCCGGTGGCCGGGTCTTTGTAAGCGAGCTCCGGCTGCTTCGTACCCGAACGATCGACGATCTCGACTTCGATCAGGTCGCCGTCGCTGTTGCGCACGGGGATACCGTTCTGCTCGACGTAGGTTCGCGTGCGGGTGCGCACACGGCACCGGCACCGGTAGCCATTCGGCGGGTAGAACGTTTGCCAGAACGGATCGTCGTACCGGTAGATCGCGCCGGCCAGCGCCCGGTGTGCGGGGCGCGTCCGGCTGTCCAGGACCGCGACGTATTCCCAATACGGGTGCGTGTCGACCTGCTCGAGCTGCGTCGCGTAGCGGCCGGCCATGTAGGCCGACTGCATGTTGGTCTGGAAGATCGTCTGCAAACGGCGGGGCGTCAGACGCTTGCCTTCGATCTCGCCGGTGTCCTGGTCGACGATCATGCCTTGGCCGAGCCAGCCTTTCTTTTCCAGGACAGGCGAGAGCTGCCGTTTAAACTCGTCGAACGTCGTACCCTTTTTTAACGAGGTCGCGAGCGCCTGGCGAATGTCCTGGAGCACGTCGACCTTCATCACGCCTGCAACCGTGAACGCCTTCGCATGCGCCTCGGCGGCGACATCCTGCCAGCGGAAACCGATCTTGTAGCCCTTCGATTCGAAGTAGGCGATCGCCTTCTCCGGTTCGAGGCCGATCGCGTAGCCCAGATCAACCGCCATTCAGCCGCCCCCATACGTCGGCCACGAAGATGCAGCGCGCGAGCAGCTCCTGCATCGCGGTGTCGTCCATGGCCGGTTGCGCTTCGAGCAGCATCTCGATTGCTTCGTCCGGCGTCGCGCCTCGGCGCAGCGCGGCAATCGCCGGTCCGATCGTCGCGCGCAACGCGTCCGTGATCTCGTCGGCCGGCAGCGCGGCGATGGTCTGGTCCAGCTCGTCCTGGTCGGGATAGACAATCTCGCCGGCCGCGTTGCGCAGCACAGCGCGATAGCGCATCTTCGCGGTGCGCGGCTGCTCGTCCGGTCGTTCCTCGGGCGGCAGCGCCATCTGCGGTTTCGGCACCGACAGGATGTCCTCGCCGTCCTTCGGCTCGGGAATCATGAGCTTGTCCTGCGCCCACTGGCGGCCGATCTTCATTCCGGCCCCGACGAGCTTCGGCAGTGCGTCGGCGTACAGGGCCAAGTCTTCGGCATCGCGCGTATCGAACTCGAAGCGCGGGCAGCGGCGCGGATCGGACGCGCCGAAATTCAGCGCCGACAGCATGTAGCAGAGGTTCGTCAGGGTACGCTGCGCCTGGCGCGCGTCCGACGTCAACAGATCCCGCCGCACTTCGTTGTGCGTCTTGCCGAGCGCGTTCGTCGACGTCTTGCCGTCAGCCTGCGAAGTCAGCGTACCGCCGAGGATCGCCTTCGACACGCTCTTCTCGCACCAGTTGATCATGGCCTCGAACGGGTCTTTCGTGCCGTCGGCCGCTTCCTGGAATTCGATCAACATTCCTTCCGGGATGATGCCGGCCGCGTTGTGGCCGATCTCGGCCACTGCGCGCAGCAGTGTCGCTTTCTCTTCCTTCGTCGAACCCGGCGGATACTTGCCAACGCGCAGCGGCAGGCCGTAGATTTCGAGGAACTCGGCCAGGTCCGACACCGCGTAGGTCTTGAACAGGTACGGCCACGCCAACACGCGATGCAGGCCCGCCCGGGTCAGATAGCCGCTCTTCGCGCGATGCTTGTGGACGAGCCAGCCGAACGGCCAGAGCGGTTGACCGTCCGACGAGTTGTCGCGCAGGCGCAGATCGTTGCCGTCATACAGCGGTGTGCGAAACCATCGTTGCGGCCGGTGGGTGAGCGTTTTCGGGAGCCACACCTTCTCGACCTGGTGCCACTCGATTTCCTGCGCCGAGAATCCATGACCGATCGCGTCCATCTGATCGAACAGCACGTCGTCGAGATTCGCGAGATCGGTGAACCATTCCTCCAACTGCGCGGCCTGTTTCTTCTCTTCGGCGCTGGCGTTCGCAGGCGCGACGATGTTCCAGTCGAGGGTGAGCAGTGCGCGCTTGCGCTTGCTCATGTCGGCGAACAGATGAGCGTCACGCTCTTCCATGTCGGTGAACAAATCGGACTGCGCCATCAGATCGCCGTACTCGGCTGCTTCCAGAATCGAATGCAGCTTCTTCGGCGTCAGGCCGCGCGACGGATGCTGTGCAAAATCGCGCGTGATCCAGCCGAGCTTCGACGTCTGCGGTTCGGACAACACCTCGCGCTGGATCGGCTGCCCGTACATATC